TCGATGATTGCAGAGATGTCTTGCTTGGTCTCAATGATAAGACCACCATCTCCGTCCGAATACGCAGTTTGCACCGTTCTGGTGTCTGCGTCCTGTCTGAGGACTTGTTTCATTCTTTCCCTATGGAAAAAGTGGGGGCAGTTGCCCACCCCCACTCTACTGCAATTTCAGCTACTTATCAAGTGGCCGAGAGGTCGAACACACCGCCATGAGCGGCTTCGTTACGGACTTCCAGGGTCAACTCGGCAAGAATCTGAGTCTTCTCGCTGTCACCAGTCTTAGCCAGATCATTGGTCTGGAAAGGACGCAGATAAGCAAGAGCGGCGTACTCAGGATCAAGCACCAGAGCGTCACGGCTACGCATAAAGCGGTTCGGGACGATGGAGATAACGCCAAAGTCCGACTGGTACAGGTCAGCACCAGCAAGGATCGTCACTTCGCCGGAAGCGTTGCTGTTGTAGCGATGCTGGGCAAGGCCAGTAAAGCCAGAAACAACCTGCTTCAGAGCGGGAGGCACAACCAGGAGGCTGGGCGTTCCACCAGAAGTAAACACCTTCTGAACCACATCCTTGAGCATGGTCTCGGTGAAGGTACGGGTCGTGCCATCGCCACGGGTCGAAACGCCGATGGTCGTGGGATCAGTACCAGCAGTCGTGGATTCTTGCTTGTTGGTGTTGGTCTTGATGTACGACAGGAGCGAACCAAGGGTACGGGCAGTCGAGGAGTTACCAGCAGACTGACCTTGGTTGGCAGTGATGATGGTCTCGATGTCACGCTTCAGTTCGGCAGAGGCTTTAGCCAGGTTATAAGCCTTCTCAGACTTACGGCCAGCCTTGTCAACAGCCTCAAGGGTTCCAGACACTTGGATCGTCTTCTGAACAATCTGGGTGTAGTTACCGATACGAGTCGTGGGGCTCAGGGTAGCGGCAGTGGCGTCAGCGCCTTCAACAGCGGCGTTGGCGGTTGTAGCAGCGGCCAGAGCGTCCGTCTGCCACTCATGGAACACGGCAGTTGCTTTGGTCTTGCCAATCGAGGACATGATCGGCGTATCTTGGGGGCTGATGTCATAGATAACATCAGAGAGGTCTTCACGCTGTCCAATAGCGGAGTGGGCGGTAAATGTAGGCATTTTAGTTTCCTTTAGATAAATCGTTCAAATAAACGAGCAGCATCATCTTTCTTGCCAGACTTCTTGAGTTGCTGTCGCATCTTTTTAACTTGCTCGGACTCCCTCGCTTCAGGCGTGGAAGTTCCAGGTTTCAGCATCTTCGGGGCTTGATTAACCTTCTTGGTTACATCAGATTTGCCCTTCATTAGCTTGTCGTACTGCATAGCCTTGTAAAGTGTCAAGACTGCACGAGAGTCGTATACCTGGGCTAGTTCTTGATCCGAAAAGCCTATAGATTTGGCAAAGTCTCGGATGTCCCGCTTTACGACCTCACCCTTCACTTCGTCAGACATCTCAGGAATAGCATCACGCAACTTAGCAGCCTCAGCAGCGAGGTGGGCTTTAAGCCTCTCGCTCTGCTCTGCCTGTTGCGATTGAGCTAGTCTCTGGCGCTCTGCACGAACTGCGGCAAGTTGTTTCTCTCGCTCTGCCTGCTCTGCGACTCGCACGGCATAGCCAATGGGGTCGGTTTCTTTCAGGGCAGACAAATCTTCTGCTTTCTCGGTTTGGGAGAGCATCTGCTCAATCACCCCCAGCCGTTCAGCATACTGGTCTCGGAGTCTGGAAGCCTCTTCGATCTTCTGGCGCTCGGACTCTACTGCTTTACGAGCTTCAGCGACCTCTTGAGTCTTTTTGGTGTAGTCAGCCGTCCGTGAGTAACCTTTAAGCAACTCATCCAATGGAACATCTACCTCTTCCTTGCCTACCTTGACACGGTAGGTGGGGGTCTGTTCCTCTTCTGGTTCCTCGTACTCTTCGGTTCCGTCCTCCAGGTCTTCTTGGATTTCGGTCTGCTCGATGGTCTCTTCAATGATCTCCTGGGGCTCGGGTTGGGCTTGCGCCTCCTCTCCACCCATGAGACCGTAAAAAGCCTCGGCTGCTTGTCCTACGGTTTTGGCACTCCCTTGTGGGTTGGTGTCCATTGTGACTCCTTACAAAGTTAAAAGAATTTCATGCGTTTCTTGTCTATCTCTCTCTGTTGAGAAATTGACTCGATTGACGCCACCAATTCTTGAACCACCTGATACTTCATAAAGTTGCGTTCCCGCTGCTCTATGTCTGTATCAGAACTGTTCAATATGTTGGAAATATACAACTCCTGTTGTAACTTTACAACATACTGAAAAAACTCATCATTCAGAAGCCTTGCGGCCTGCTCTGGTTTGTTATTCATCCGGGTATCTGGACATTCCCTGTAATCTCAGCGCCAATCTTGGCGGCTTTCAACTGCGCCTCTGCTTGGAACTCAGCCACCTTCAACTCCAGATGGGCCTGGGCTTTCTCTCGCTCCAACTGAATAGCGGCGGCGGCTTTCTCTCGTTGCAGAGCAATATCTGCCTCTGCCTTCGCTTGCTGAACCTGAATGTCTGACTGGGCACGGGCTTGGTCGGCTTGAATCTGAGCCTGTACCTGAGCCATTATTGCCTGCATATTTGGGTCTTGCTGCGGTTGCGAGGACGCCTGAGCAATCTGTTGCTCGACCTCTGGAGTGACTTCCCTAAAGAACTCTGAGGAATCCTTAAAACCAGCACTTTCGATGAATCTGCCCAGCGTGGATCGATACTGAGAGAGGCCAACCAGAGGGCCACTAACTCCTTGCGTTCCAATGATCTGCTCCTGTTTCTGTAACACCATCGCAAGCATAGCCATCTGTTCTTGGCGGTTGCCTGTTCCCAGTCCTACATTGATAGAAACATCGTACTGGTTAGACCACTCTCGGGGGTCTACAGAGACATACTTGCCCCGCAGACGGATAACCCGAGGCTTGTCCTGATACTTACAGAGAAGGTGAAGGATGTTCTCAAAGAGGTCTCGTACTCCACCCTCCGCAAAAATACGGGCGATAAGCTCAACTTTCGCCGCACCAGCGTTTTGCATTGCCGCAACAGCAGTCGCCGTCGTGTTCTGCAAGATGTTTGGGTCTAGCCCCTGAGAGGCCATAGAAACGCCCGTACGCTTCTCCTGAACCGAGTCGAGGTACTGGAGCATCGGGAACGACTGGGACGCTACAGGGGGCACAGAGATGGGTACTAAGGCATTGGGGTTCTTAACACGGACTACCCCACCCGGAGTGACAGTCAAGAGGTCATCCAAGTTCACCTGACCCTCGACAGCGGCGATTCGGGCGTTATTTGTCAGATAAAGGTTGTCAAGTATCTGACGGGTAATCGTAGACTTGATAAGTTGCAAGTCCATCGTTCTGTCAGCCAGCGAGTGCCCAAAGAACTTGTGGGGCATCGGGATCGGGCAAATAGAACAAAACGGGATGTAGTCAATCTCCTCGTTCTCTAGGATGGTCTGACCAGCATAGAAAACTCGGCGCAGTTCTGCAATACCGTCGTTGTCAAAGTCCACCCGCATATAGCACTCAAAGGTCTCGACCTCTTGCATGGACTTGTCTTGGGACTGACGCTCTAAAGGCTGCTCTCCAACGGAGTAACGGGCCACCCGCTCAGGGGTAAATGTCAGGTCTTCATAAGACATCAACTCCTCTACCTGATCCTTGGGGAATCCCATAGCAATCAGTTCGGAGCGGGTTACGAGCTTACGATGGGCGCAGAAAGGAGCGTCCTTAACCGTCTTGGCCTTCTTGGAGATGATGAACTCCTCGGGCGGCACATTCTCGATGACTACCCGACCCTTCTTGTCTTCCTTCTTGACCTTCACATTGTAGGCAAAGACGGGTTGCATCATAGGCATCGGCTGGACACCTGTTTGCTGCGCCATCATCATTTCTTCTGGGGTAGGCTGGACTGGCACTTCCCCAATCTGGATAGCCTCCTGGCTGACAATCTCAAACTGCTCGTCAGACAGAAGCATTGCCAGTTCTTCTTCGGACAGGTTCTGGTAGGACTCGGTATTGACCTCTTTCTTCTCGTCCCAGTAGACCTTGACGGTTCCCACCTTGGACAGAAGCGCATCCTTGAACCAGTTGTGCATGATGGTCACACCTGGGTTGTCACGCATAAACACCCAGTTGGAATACTCCGTGGCCTGCTTTGCTTTCTCTTCGTCACCAGGGCCATTAGGCTCAAAGCGCACCACATCGTCAGACTGGGTAAAGACACGGAGCAGGGCGGGCAGCGCACCGTCAATGGCCTCAGCGACTTCGCCTGTAACAATCTGGGAGCGGCCCTCTACCTCGTTTGTGTAAGGATCACGGTTGTAGTAACGGATTGCCTTTGCACGCTGCTCGACAGTCTCCGTTTCAATGTATCCGATTGCGGAATCTATCTCTGCTTCAACAATGGCCTTAAGCGACAATTCTTCCATCATAGGTGTCCAATCCATTCTAATGGTTCTGTAAAAACCATTCTGTTTATTTTACTAAAGTTCATGCAAGAAGGTATGACTTGTATGTTTTGAGCCGTGTGTAACCCACAAGCAGTTTTAGCCTGTAGAGGAATCATGTGATCTACAGACCATTTAACCCCGGTTAACTTTGTCCTCAACATAGCAATCTTTGCCGCTTCCTCAAAAACAAAGGAATCAAAGTCATCGTTCCACTTTGGGATTCTTTGTAACTTTGCCGCCCTTCTGTTTTCTGTGTACGAGGCCATTTTGTCTGGGTTGCTGTCTTTCCATTTCTTAATGTTTTCGGCAGCCTTTTCTTTGTTACGCAGAGCCCAGGCTTTCTTGTAAGCGTTCATCTTTTCTGGGTTGTTTTTTCTCCAGTTAACGGCCTTCTCTTTGTTTTCCAAACTCCATTTGGCCTTTAACTGCCGAGTAAATTCTTTGCATTTCTCACAAAGACAGTCTCCATTTAACCGTCTTTCAGCAACTCCTCCACGCTTACACGGAACACCCGTAAAGTAAGTTTTTAGTCCCAGCGCAACAGCTTCTTTATAAGAACCCGCCATTACACAATCCATTTCGTTGTTATCGGTAGAGGCTTACCCCAAGAACTCTGTGTGTCTATAGACAATGCTAAGTACCTAAAGGCGTCACTTCCATGTGAAGCCCAGTCGTGTAGAGGTTTGTCAAAGAACACGCTTCGCTTCTCGTCGTATTCTCGCCTGTAATTTCTGAGGCAGTCCAATCCCTGTTTCACCTGGGGCACATTAAACCAGCACCTCGGGAGGATTCGCCTGACTGCTTGGATTCCATCGTCTACAGAGAGCCTTGGCACGACTGTACAGTCAAGCCCCGCTTCCCGTAGAACTTCAAGACGGGAGCGACCCGTTCCAAGCTCCCTGACTTCCACATCGTGTGGCAGGTAATGTGAGGCTTTATGCCAGTTCCTGTTCGTAAGCTCACGGACATACCAGTCGAGACCTTGACCATGATTTTCGATGTAGTCGAGCAGCCTGATCTCTTGGCCACTCGTTTGAGCAATCCAGATTGCCGTAGAGTCGCCCACCCCCAAATCCCACGCCGTAATGGTGCGGCAGAGGTCATCTCTCTGGATTTCGCAGACCTGGCCCTTCTTTTCAATGTCATTAAGGATCGCACCATAATACGAGCCTTCAACGGCAGCATGAAATGAACACTCGAATTCCTGGGCGTACTTATCTTCGCCCATTTCTTTCTTAGCCGCATCCAACTCATCTTGCGGAACGACACCCGTTTGACTGGCTTTGAATTCAAGTAGCGCCCAATCATCTTCAGCTTCCGCTCGATCTCTGAGGTCTTTGAAATGGTTTGCTCCTTTAGGAGTTCCAATAAACAATGCTTTCCCCCTCCTGTCGCTAAGAGCGGGCCTCAAGATTTCATTCCAAACCTTGGGGTTCATATCTCCGATTTCGTCTAGCACCAAGAAATCTATGTAGATTCCCCTTAGTGCCTCAGCGTTATCGGCTCCATACAACGAAAGCCTTTTGTCTCCGAGGAAGTCAATCCTCAACTCAGAAATGTTTACCTTCGGGTCTAGCGGTCTTGTAAAGTGAAGTGCATAGTCCCAGGCGGTTCGCTTTGCTTGCCCAAAGTAGGGGGCGACATAGCAAACACGAGCATTTTCCCTGCCGCAGTCAATCGCAGCTTTAATAAGGTGGTTGATTGCGGCGACTGTTTTTCCAAACCTTCGATGAGCGACCGCAACCGTGAATCGGTGAGCATCCACCGCCTCATGTAGTTTAAGTTGGTGTTCACGAGGTTTGTAGGGAATAGTGATTTCAGTTATTTCTGCCACCCAATCTTAAACTCTAATGGGGCATCAGCGTCACCAGCAATTTCAGTTCTAGCAACATCTGGAACAACTTTTTTCAAAAGTATCTCAGCGGCCTTGATCTGAGTGTTGCTCATGTCAATCTCGCCGTTGGCGTGTTTCGAGAGCCTGTCTAGCAATACGCCAGCTCGGATTTTCTCTTTCCACTCATCCGACAATTGGGTTCGTCTTATTCTCGCAGCCATTTAATATCACTCCGTAAGGAAGAAGGCAGTCTTGCACCATCTTCCAGTGGGTTGGTGAGTCAACAAGTCTATCAAGGCACATCGGGTAGATGTGATTAAAAGTCAATTCGTACCAAATGGTAGTAATCTTCCTAGCGACAGGATGACCACCAGAAATGGTTACTTCACACTTCTTTCTCTCGCCTTTGCAACCCCTGAAGAATGTGGCAAGTATGTCTGGTCTTACGAGCAACATCTCTAAAGCCGACTTTAATGACACTTCCTTCTTTTCAGGCTCAACATAAGGCATAGGGCCCACGAACTCTCCCGCTGGCCCAAGCACTACATTTGTCAGGTTGTCGTAACTGGTAATCAGTTCCGCTTCATGCCTGTATGCGTCATCTTCGTTCCAGAAGTACGCAACTTTTCTTTTGCCGATTTTTAAGTTTTGCCGCCATAAACTTCTGATTTTGTTGCACTTGTAGGAACATACCCCATTCTTTGCTTCAGACTCGTGAGCGTTGATCCTGTTCCCCGAACCCTTCCCTACATAAAAGACCGAATCGTCTCTTGGGTCGTAGAGTTCGTAGACATACCACTTGGCTTCCATTTCCGAATCCTCATAGGTTGTTCGGTGCTGTATAAGTATACAGGTTAATCCTTTGGTTTGTATCTTTCTTTGAGTCGTTCCCCCAGAGATTTTAGCTCTCGGAGGTCTGCTTCGTTTTGCGGGACTTTGGCCGCCCACCTTTTGAACTGTAAGGCCGCTGGGGTCGGGTTTCCGTCTTTGTCTTTGAGGGGGTGGTTCGCTGTGAGCGCCTGGGCTGCTTTTCTATAGATAAACTTGGCACGGTCATATTGATCGGCTCTTGAAGCGCCTTTGGTGCTTCGAACAGGCTTACGAACTTGTCCACCAGCCTTGTTATGCTCGGACATAGCCTTTGTAGTGCGCTTGTCGTACTTCTCAAAAAGTTTAGCAGCATCTCTGATCTTCATATCGTAAATTCTGGGTATTTAGGGGAGAAGCCTAGACTTCTTGCTAGGTCGATATTCGCACAACTCACGGCCACATCTCCAGCCCTGCGGCCTACGATTTCATAGGGTTTGTTATACGCCTTCACCACTTCCAGCACCGAGGTCGGCTTTCCCGTCCCTAGGTTGACAGTCATGTTCTTCCAGTTCATTGCCATCACATGACCCTCTATTAAATCGTCTATGTGGATAAAGTCTCGCTGGCAAGTACCGTCTGGGGTGTCGTAGTCCCCACCGAAAATCTGCACCTTCTCCGACTTTTCTACTATCGGGATCAGGTTGTCACTTCCTCCCTTTCCGTAGGGATTGAAGTATCTAAGTATCGTGTAGTTCCCTCTGGTCTTTAAGATGTCTTCACAAATGACCTTCGTGTGCCCGTAGGGGTTTACTACCTTTGTGGGAGAGTCCTCAGTAAAAGGGCCATCTCCGTACACACACGCTGAACTACTGAAAATCACATGACCAGAAAAGGATTCTAAGAGCCCAATTAGGGCATCTATGTTGTTTCTGTAATACTTGAGCGGGTTTGCTACGCTCTCTGGCACAGACTTAAACGCAGCCAGGTGGAAGGCTACATCTGCCTCTATCTTTCTCGGGAAACAGATGTTGTCCTGTTCCTTCAGATCACAAGTAAAGACCTCGTGGCCGCTTAGTCTCTTGACTAAGTGACTCCCTATATAACCCGAGGAACCTGTGACAAATATCCTCACTTCTTGGCTTGCGCCCCTCTCATATTAGCCAACAGAGAGGGGTACTTAGTTCCCGTTTTCTTGGCAAAAGCCTTGGCTGCTTTCTTCTGGTTCGGACTTAGTTCTTTCGGTTTGCCTAATCCTTTGGGACGGGGCTTCTCATACACGGGTTTCATCTGGAATCCTTATGTCAAAGCAGTTTCCGAGGGCGACTTCTGCGTTTTCTTCCAGAACCTCTAGAGTCGCAGACAGATGATGTAGACACTGCTCCCTGGTCTCAAAGAGTTGTGTCGAGCGGTAAAACGCACAGTCGCCGCCACCACAGAAAAAGGCAACGGCAAGCCAGGTAATCACTTCTTCTTCTCCGGCTTGCCCTTCATAGACTTAGTTTCTTTGACGAACTCTTTGGCTACCTTCTGAGGTATGCCGAGTTCTTTAGCCATCTTCGGGTTAGAAGCAGCCGCCTGCATAAAGCGGTTCTGAGCTTTAGAGACTGAAGGCATATTTATTCCTTTACGAAAATGCTGTCGTTGTGAATCTTCTCTACGAACCTGTAACCCAGTCCTGACAGCCAGCCATGTGTGTGTTGGTCAGGGCATCCGTAACGCTGGCCCAGCCCCTTTAACTCTAGTGCGATAACAGGATAAGACTTTTTAATGGTCTCGACCCCACCCTCGAGGGCGAACTGCTCAAAGCCCTCTACATCCAACTGGAGAAGATCACAGTCCTCAACCCCAAGACTGTCGATAGTGATGATCTTAAAATCGTTGCCTTCTTTTACTTGGTAAGCGCCGATGTTCCCAGGAAGAATGTCGTCTATTGATCCCGTGCCGTCTTCCTTACCAAAAGCAGCCTGCTGGAAGTTGATGTTAGGAATGTGCGAGATGTTCTCTTTGAGCGCCGCAAAGTTAGTCGCATCAGGTTCTACCGTGTAGACCTTCTGGAATATTTCAGACATCTTGGTGGGCCAGATTCCTACATTTGCACCCGCTTGGATGACGGTTCGCATCTGCTTACAGTGCTTGGTCATCACAAATAGGTCGGCACACTCAGACAACACTATATCTAAGCAAACCCTGTCGTACTCTGGAACTACCCAGCCGTGTCGTTTTGTCAGCATAACCAAGACCCATTGAAATGGTGAACAGAAACTGAGTGCTCTGACTTCGGGCCGCAGAACACCTGATGCGGGTAAAGTCTTACATCTACGCTTTTGATGTACTGCTCCTCGTTGTTAAGGATAGCACCCTGACTTATCAACAAGTCAGAAATCCACTTGGTGTTCGGCTTCTTAATGATTTCCTGTGGGGATTGTCTGTAAGTCTCTAAAAGTCTGTCTGTAAAGGGATGATTGGGAGGCGCACCCCAGACCGCAGTATTCGCCAGAATCTGCCCTCGCCAGTTCTCAAACCCCGAGACCCATTCGCCCGTAAATGTAGGCTTCTTGAAGAACTCCACATCTGCGTCAGAAACCCACCCACCGTACTTCTTTAACGCTAAGACTTTAAGGATGTCTGAGATAAACGCCCACTTCCTTATGGACTCAACATAGCTCACATAAGGCATAAACTCGTCTGGGACTAGGCTGTAGTCCTGTATGACATTGATCTCAAAACCCTCTAAAACCTGTCTGTTTCTCTCCCAGAGGTCTTTCTCTCTCTGGGGCATCTCTGTGCCTACCCACACAAAATGCAACTTCATGCTTTGTAGATATGGTCGTAGATTCTGCGGGTGGAGCCCCACAATTGTGTAGCAAAGACCTGCCCGTTTCCTATGTACTCCTGGCCCGAGAAATGCTGAGGAATGAAGTAGTGAGAGGGGTAAACAGTTAGCGGGTACTTCAAATCGTAAAAGGTCTTCGTGACCCTTAAAGGCCCGACTGTCTCCCAGGCCATCTTGTCTATAACCGTGGGCTCGTTCTTGATGTCCTCGATGATCTGCCCGAAAAACAAAGATTTCGGAATCGACCCTAAGTATCCAGCAGCCACCAGACCTGTCCGGCAAAACTCGTTCTCGTAACAGGCAAATTCGTCAGGCTCCAGCAACCAGTCTGGGAGCGTCTTTAAGCATATCGAGTCGGCATCTAAAGTAATCCCGCCCTCGTTGTACAGAATCTCGTAGCGCATCATGTCGGCAACCCCGTTTAACTCTCGGGGCCACATCTGCTCCATGTGCGCCTTGTTTACCCACTGCCCTTCGTATTCTTTGTTTCCCCAGACCTTTACTTCCCAGTCGGGGTGGTAGTCCCGCCATGTCTGGATACAGTTGTCAGGACGCTTGGATTCGTCCCCTACCCAGACAAAGTGGAGCTTCTTAGGTATCACCAGCCAGCCCTCTTGAGGTCTGCTATTTCCTTCTCTTTGCGGCTTATGTCCTGGCGGCTCAGACTTCCTAGGGGTCGGGTGTAGATATACCGACATCTCTGATCCCAGTAAACTCGGGCTCCGGCCTTCTTCATATCTAACCAGAAAGCCCAGTCCTCCCAGCCTATCTGCCTGTACTTGACCCGTTTGGCCCAGTCTGTCTTGTAGGCAGAACACGAAACCAGAGGGTTTACAGCGCCCTCACTAAAGGCGTTGTCCCAGGCGTGGGGGTTTCCAGAGTAAACATGGTCGCCCATAAGACACGAGAACGCATGAATCTCGCAGTCTTGCCCAATATCGTCTAAGTATCCCTTCAAAGGGATGTCATCTAGGTCGCTAGGCACAAACCACTCTGTATCTGTAACTTCTATGGCTGCGTTCCTCATGGGGCCAAGACTATGGATGTTGCATAGCACCACATCGAAATCAGTCTTTATTGGCACATCTGAAGCAATAACCACCCTAGTAGGGTTTAGCTCTAATACCGCCTGCGTCCAGCGGTCGCCGTACTTTTTCCAGTAACCACCCCAGTTAGCGGTTCCGATTGTAATGGTGGGGCTGGCAGGTGTGTTCAAGACCGAATCCCTTATGGGGAGCCAACCCCAAGTTTAATCTTCCTCGTATTCCTCTTCGGTGTCCCAGGCATCGCAGACATTAGAGGACTTGCACTTAAACTCAAAAATCCCACAGAAAACCTCGTCTTTACCGAGGCCGCACTTCTTCATCTTCTCGCCGTACTCACAGTTGCCGCACATCTTCTCACCCTCGCTGGGGCCGTAGTTAGCGGTCAGAATGGCTTTCTGCTTGTTGCCTTTGTTGATTGTCTCGTCCTGGGTCGCCAGAGGGCACTCATCCTCCAGCAGCCCGTCACCCTTCTCGGCCATTTCCTTACCGCCACCGAGGAGGCCAATCATAATAGTCGGACCTTTCATTTCTTCTTGGGCTTTGGGGGCATTTTCTTTTTGCCGTACATGATGACTCCTGAAAAGGGTGGGGTGGCCCGTAGACCACCCCCAAGAGGGAGAGGAGAATGTGGGCGTAGTAGCCCACCCCCTTTATATCAAACTATTTCTGGTTTGACAAGTGTATATACATAAACCATCCGGGGCCCAAGCTTGTTGCTTGCCTCGACCTTCTCCCGCTTGATCTTTCCTTCCTTAAAGTACCGGGTTAAACAGGCTGAGATGTCTTTCCTCTTGAGACCTGTAAGCGCCTCGATCTGCTGCGAGGTAATGGGCTCATCACTAATACAGTTCAGGACTGTAGGGCAGATTACTGGTTTTTCCATAACTTCTTTTCCTCGTTAATAGACCAAATTAAAAGATCAGAACCAATTTTTTTGAGTTCGTAAGCAAGCTCGTATACAGCCATGATCTCAGGCAGGTTCATCTGGGAGGCAGAGGTAATCTTCTGCATCTCAGAGGCGATTTGCCTGATTCTCACTACATCGCCAGG